TTAGTAATTTTAGAAAGTGGTTCACCTTTTGTATCAACAACGGTACCTTTATCAGTAACTACATAGTCTTGTTCTAGATTTCCTGTGTTAGAAGATAATATATCCTGTAAAACTTTATAATCTTCAGGAAATAATTTAGCAAAACCACTTAAAAGTTCTGGATCAAAATTAATTAGATCATCTAATTGACCAATCATATTACCTAGATTTAATTCTGGTAAATCAAGGTTAAAATTAAATAAATCAGTATTAATACCAAGTTCGCCTAAATCTTTAAGATTATAAGCGCCCCGATTTGCCCCACTAAGATAATTTAAAAACTCGTCCGTATCATCATAAATACTCATTTTAACCCCCGGGCTTGCGCCGTGCTGCAATCATGGGTGCAGCAAAATTTAAAAACTTCATCACGGCAGCTTGTTGTTTGGGATCAATCCCCATACTCTGCCCAGCTTGATTCAGACCATAGTTAATTGCAGCATTTTTTACTGCGGTGGTGGGGTCAAACTTCTGCCCAGTTAGTAGTGAGGTAACACCAGATGTTGCTAGCGATTTAGCAGGGGTATACAGCGACCCAAGACTTTTATCCAACCCAAGGTTTACGCCTAGCGAATTAATACCTGCACCGATACCGCCGGATATAGCACCTGATTTAAACCCTTTGGAGAAATCCCCGCCCATTGCTTTAGATAACGCACCTTGAGTAACACCGGAGACAAGTGCATTAGCACCGATATTTGCAACTGTTTGAGGGACAAGCGTAGCCAACCCACTAGCAACAGACCCAGTAACGCCGCCCAACAATCCACCAAACCCACCAAACGGTAACGTAGCAATTGCAGCAATCTTTAAGGCGTTAGCTACATTCTTAGCATCAGGATGTTCGCCTTTATAGTACTGTGGGTCACCAATAGGGATAAGTTTATCGCCCTTGGGAATGTACATCTGCGCCATACGCTCGCGCTCAGTACCCCCCGTCTTACCGCCGACTAAAAAAGCAACTTTGCCTGATTGAACATCTGCTAATGAGTAGTCATTGGTTTCAGTAGGATTACCTTTGTCGTCAAATTTGTACGCTTTAGTAAAAGTGGACTTATGGTCAAAAATAGTTTTGTTGTCGGGGGCGTTTTCACGCTCAAATGTTTTTCTTAAATAAGAATCAAAATTTATGGGAGTATCTGTTAACTTATCCGAACGTATAGGTTCATAATAATATTCAGAACCATCATTGTCACCTACGGCGTTTTGCACGCCTTTCATTAAACCTTCTGGTAAATTCCCTTCAATAAATTTACCTTCTGAGTCAACATACCCACGCTTTGGGCTCCCACCAAATTCATCGTATTGGGTTGTGGGGATGTACCGTTTCCCTTCACCTATTATTTTGTACTCTTGCTCTTGTTTTAGACCAGCAAATGGATTAGCGTAGCTTTCCCCAGCAGTCCAGCCTGTATCAGCCTTTGCACCTTTAGGGGTTGCGCCATACTGCGTAGCCCTTCCAGACAAATATTGATCCAGCGCTCGTTGTTGCTGAAACGATTGTAGTTTCTGCAATGCAGCTTGCTGTTCAGGAGTTAGCGTTCTAGCAGAAGTAGTCACAATTACTCAATCCCAGACACAAAAGTGGCAGTCAGTATGACCGATGGTATCGCAGGTCGGGTTGGAGAAGAAGGGGCTGCGTAGTGTTCAATTCTAGCACTTGTGTTTGTTGTGCACCAGTACAGTTGCAGGTAATCGTTAGCTGTCATATCAACAATAAAGTTAAGTGCAGCAACGGTATGGTATGGGTCTCCCGGATTCTTACGGGCTGCTAAACCAAATCGGCTATTGGAGTCGGCAATGTCTGTACCGTTTTTTCTAAACCATATGTCAATATCTTGTGGGGCGTTAGTATCATTAGTTAATTGGATACTAAACTGTATATTGTAATAGCCGGGGTAGGTTACGTAAATTTGAGAACTGCTTTGAACTCCCACCCCACTTGATATCGCCGTAGAATTTAAAGTTATAGGGTATGCAGTTGTTGTTGAAACCGCAGTTTGATCCGTTGTATCGTAAAAAGATCCGCACGGATTGCTTAAAAATCTTCCTCCTTTTGGCCCCAATAAAAATTGATTTACATTGCTTAGCCTATTAAAGTAAAGGCGCAATACGTTATTGAGCTGCTCTTGATATTGCGCGTTCCATTCCTGTGGTGCATAAGGAAGATTGGGTGATGGGGGTGTATTTAAATTAATCATGCGCCAAGCCCCGTAGCTCTACCGTCAGCACGTATATCAATCCTTGGCGCCCCGAGTTGCCATGCCACACCAAGACCAACGCTCTCAATCTTAAATATCATCTGCCGACCACGAACCCTTACATAAACTTGTCCAGTAAATGCCTCAATTGGATACGTTGATGTTCTTGTAATAGACGCTGAGCTTGAGCCACCAAGAGATTGCGGGTCGTTGTAACCAGACCCAGAGTTCATCATAGGAATCAACGTCATGGTAACTGAAGGATTTTGGGTGTCAGAACCTGAAAACGTCAAATCAGGAATGATCCGGTATACAAACCCAAGATTATGCCCGTCTTGAATATCAAACTCTGATGATTCTATATACGCATTAATAGGCGTTACTGTTCCGGTTTCGTTACTATCATTCCCAAATTCATGATTAACAATATTGTAGTTATACGTAGCGGCTTGTGGATAGTCTCTTAGCCCGGAATCAATCCAAGCGGTTCTTTCAAGAGATCCGTAATACCAAATTTTTTCGAGGTAATTATATACAACATATTTATCTATTGTTGTGGAATTAGCAGAGCAATAAAACCACCATACTTCATTAAACCCTTCATTCGTACTTGCAAAGATTTGTTCATTTTGAGAGAGATTAATATCATTAAAAATATATTTACGCAGGTCACAATTTAATGTTTCCACTCGGCCTGAATAACTATAAAATTTATCTTTTCCTATCCAGAATATAACGCCAGACGCAATTGCGGCGGCGTTTGTACCCATAATGGATATATTATCTCCAAGCAATTGAGCGCCCCAAACTAACGGTGCTCCCAGATATTGAAGTGAATACAAAGCAGAATCTGTAAATACAACAATCTCTTGTCTAGCTTGTATTGCAGTAACAATCCTTGATCCGTGGGATAAACGAAGAGACCCAGCTTGATTTGTTGCTGAAGGCACCCAACTTGTTACTGATTCCTGATCCGACCATCGAATCAGCATAGGATCTTGAATAGCAGATCCAATATCGTTAGAGCCAAAACACAAAACAAATCTGTAAATATCCGATACATAAATAAAGTTTTGAATAATTGGCGGGTCTAGCGCACCGGGAAGCGTTTGAATCGCAACGCCTCGTGTACTTACTGATGTACCAGCATCCCAGTAATAAATGTTTCCGCCCTTGGGTCCGTAAATCAGATCCTCACCAAAGTTACTAGCAGACCATAGCCTCAATGAATCATTAGAAGAAACTCCTTGCCCCCAGTTTCCAAGACCCCAACCACTTGCACCCCATCCCGATGCCGGAAGTTGTGTTGCTGGACCCGTATTGACCTGATAAGACGCAAGCACATTGGCGCCACCATAGCTTCCAGCGGCTAATATTGCCGACGTTTGAATACTAAAACTATTGGCATCAATATACGTAATTTGAAATTCGCCCGTTAAATTTGCAGCATAAGTTCCCGTCGCGCCACTAAAGGTTACAAAGTCGTTATTCAGAGCGCCATGAGAAGCTGCTGTTACGACAACCGTAGTAGTTCCGTTTGCTGTAAATGGGTCGGTTGTTAATTGATATGTATTGATGTAATACTGTATGGTTACCGTACCGCCACCAGAAGTCGATGAGGACGCTGCGGTGACCACCGTAATAACATAGGCGTTAGCGTTAGTAATTGATGTAATAACGTGGCGCGTATTTAATTCTTCCGCTGGTACACCACCAACCGCAGAAGACCCTGATACAAAGATCACATCCCCAGCTTGCGCCCCGTGGGCGGTATCTGCAACCGATACGGCAGTTGATGCGCTTGTGGTTGTAAATGGGTTAGAAAGTGATGCTGAATAGTTACGGGTTCTTATGGGCGTAATATCGTTGTATGCACCGCCTTGTTCAATATAGAATTTCAAATTGGTCCCAACACCCATGAGGTTTTGAGACTGCAAAGTAATCCAGTTCCATAAAGACCTGCATATGCCCAAAAAGGTATTAGCAGAAATACGCACCCAACCGCCAATCTTTTCAGGAGTACCTTGGCGAAATCTCACTTTATCCGAAACATACCAACCACCTTCGTTGGTATATCGCGTATTTTCTCGGTTTACTCCGGGCTTGTAAATAATTTTAGTAAGAGGCATATTTACCTCATCAATGCAGCTTCTGCCGCACGGCGGCGGGTAAGTCCGGGGAGAACACGGCCTGCCGCCTTGTTCCATTTGACACACTCTTCTGCTGCGCCATTCCAATCTCCCGCGTCGATGCGTTTTTTGAAGGTAGAAACTCGGTAGTTTCCTAGTCCGCAATTATAAGCCCAGCTAGTCACTGCGGCAATGCGTCGGGGAGAAGCATTTAGAAATGTCGGACTAAGTTTGCAAACACCTACATAAAAGTAGGTTATGTGATGGTCTAGGGTATCGACACACTGTTGCATCGTCCAAATGGTTCCCGGCTGAATGTCTGGGCCGGTTGATCCGTAACCGATTGTCCAAGGATGCCCCCGAGTACCGGGGTCGGGGTAAGACGTTACTCGACCGTCAGGCAGAAGTCTAGCTAGCCCTTCAAAGGGCTTGATGAGTACATCTCTTGCTAATACTTTTGCCTCTTCATTCACGCTTCAAACCTGTTGCTTTTTGAGCAATTTTTCATTGTGTTCTATATTTTTCCAAGGGGCGACCAACGAAGTAGAAACTCACCACCATCATAAACAAACTAAAGTCGTCCTCGTTCCAGTTGGCTTTTAACACTTCGTACCACGGTGCATCCGATAAGAACGCCATATAGATAGCGCAAGCTTTAACGGCTGCATACATACCGAACAAGCACCATGTAATCCCCGGACGAACAAGTGCCGAGATTGCAGATACGAACC